GAAAATGTGTTCCTGTACGCGGTAAAATCCTATGATGCGCCCAACGCAATTGGCAGCGAACTGAAGCAGGATCTTAAATATTTTATCTATGTCAGGCGTCTTTTGCGTCGGTACCATCAGACGGGTGAACTGAAAGCGCGACTCACACTCAATCACCTGGTGATTCTGTATAATCTTTTTGGTGTTCCTGCAGCAACAAGGCTTTTGTATTATTTTATTCGTCCCGAAGATTACTCAGTGTTGAAAACATACCTGTTGTTTCTGGGGTACCAACCTAGCCGCATTGAAGGCATTCATGGGCTCACCATACACTCGTCAGATTTACAAGTTGAGCATCCTGTTGCCGAGGCACTGAGAAAGATTCGATCATGATTGTGTCTACTATTGCCAAGCAAGCGTACCGCGGTGCTGTAGAGAAAAAGGGTATCCTCGCAACCCTTGCGACCATTGTGGCCATTGTGGCTGCGCTCGTTGGAACCTATGTGACCCTCTCGAATAACCTGACGACCGCCAAGGCGGCACGCGATGAGCAGATGAAAGGGTACGCAGTTCAGATTGGTGTGCTACACACCGAGGTGAATGGTCTCAAAGAAGATATCGAAAATATGCGTAAGTGGAATAAATCCATGTCAGAGCGCCTCAATACCCAGGAAAAAGCAGAGTTATCCAGACAATCAGAGGCTCTAGAGAATCGCATCAATCGGCTGGAAGATGCGGCTATGAGCGCCCAGAGAAAGCGTAAGTGATATGCGACACCTGTTGATCGAACATACAGACCCCGTGCTTCAGGATTATTTGATAAATTTTTGTGCGTTTGCCTGTGAGAAATTAGGACTTGATGTGTGCCCCCCAATTACTTTTGTGAATCATACAGGTAATGCGTCGTTCGGCAGCTACAGCCCCAGTGAAGGTACTGTGGTCGTGGCGACAGAGGGACGTCATGTGGCTGATATCCTGAGAACTCTCGCACATGAATTTGTTCACGAACAACAAATAAAATCAGGTGCTCAATCGACACTTATTGAGATGGAATATGAGGCAAATGCCGTCGCAGGTATGTTGATGCGCGACTACAATCAACTCCGCCCAGACCTCTATGGTGTTGCTGAAGTAGGGACCGAGCATGATGACGAGGAACACGAATCGTTCGGGCAAGGTGTTCCTACAAATCCACCCTATCCGACGACGATGGCTGAGGATCATAAAGTTGCGATCAAGGAATTGACCGTATCAGGATTGAAAAGCTACCACGCGCACTGTTTGGAGTGTGGATGGAAAAGCAAGGGTTCAGAAAAAGAAAAAATAGCCGTTGAACGAGCCAAGGAACATGGTAAGTGTTGTTCGCAACTCAATGAACTCTCAAACAAGACTCTTGCACGTTACAAGAGAAATGCGAAGGCTGAATTGCGAAACACGCGAGATGGTACCTACGGTAAGAAATATTTCAACAAGCAATATTTTCATGGAGTCGATTTAAGAGCGAATCGAAAGAAAGGTATTGAACAAGCTACAAATACATTGATAAAGCGTTATGCTCCACCCATTCAAGAGGATGCCCCCGTCAACGCTGCAGGGTCTGGACAAATCGCTGGAATAGGTGTGGGTCCTCAAGGGGAACCCGGAATTAAGAAATCACAAATGATTCGCCGCAAACCCAAGAATGACCTCGCAAAAATTTTCGCTGGTTTTCCGCGCAAGACTCTCAAGGAATACAAGGCGACCATCACCAGGAAATTGAACTGGGATAAGATTGAAAAAGATACCGTTTCATTAGTGAAGCCTAAAAAGAACCTGAGGTTCTTGGGGTTACCGCACAAATCACTGAGACAAATTATGAAAGAGGAATTGACCGACGCAGAAAAGACCGAGCAAGAGGCGCAGCAAGCAGGATATTTGGCAAAGATTTCCGCAGAGAAAAAGAAAAAGCGATTGGCAAACGCACTAGGTAAACCACATACACATACAGGCGCAACTACACATACAGGCGCAACATCATTTTCGAATCGTTGGAAATAAAGGAGCATATCATGTCAGACTTTTTGAAAGCAGCAGGTGGTATCCTTGCAACCATAGCTCCCACCGTCGCCACGGCATTGGGTGGGCCATTTGCAGGTATGGCGACTACAGCAATGCTTGGTGCCCTTGGTCTTGCTCCTGAGACCTCCAAAGATGATTTGATGAAAGCTATTGCGGGGGCGACACCTGAACAGATGATCAAACTGAAAGAAATCGAACAGCAGTTTATCATTGACCTCAAGAAACTTGACGTCGATGTATTGCGACTGGACGCGGGTGACAGAGATTCGGCTCGCAAGCGAGAAATTGCTACGCTGGATTATACACCCAGGATTCTTGCTGGGTTGATTGTTAGTTTGTTTATTGGTGTTCAGTATTTTGTGTTTGGTGGACATGTGCTGGATGCCACAATGCGAGATTTTGCGATGCGGTCTCTAGGTACCTTAGATGCCGCGTTGACAATGGTGCTCGCATATTATTTTGGTTCCTCGTCTGGATCACGCGCAAAAGATTCACAAATCACTTCACTTTCTGAGAGCATAAAGAACGGAAAATAATCATGACTGAGATAAAGGTAACAGAAGTATTACCGGAATGCCAGCAGGGGTTTTCCGATATTCGATTAGCCGTGGGTCTTATTGAACGCGATTTGTCTCAACAATCCAAAATCACTGATAAACTCTCGGAGGCTATTGAGAAAATTGAGGTAATGAATGCCAATCTTGTCAAGATGCTCGCGGTCCATGAATTGAAACATGAATTGACATGTAGTGACCTTAAAGCAGTTGAGGATAGAGTTGATGAATTGCGACTGCATCAAGTAATACCACAGGTCCAACAAGATGTTCAGATTGCCAAAACTCTCACACAGCTTGAACGATGGAAATGGATACTCATGGGTGCTGTTCTGGCATTGGGTTGGCTCCTGGGTCATGTCAACTGGGCCCTGGTACTCAACGTACTCAGTTTCACAAAGCCATAAATAATTCTTGCTTTTTCCCATGTATTGCTGTATAATACATCAATGCTCTACGTCGACCTGAAATACGCAAACCTTTTGTCATGTCACTTTGAGAAGTTTACCCGCAAGGGTCCTCAATTGTTCAATGTGCGCTGTCCTCTGTGTGGTGACTCACAAACCAGCAAAACGAAGGCTCGTGGGTATATCTTCGAGTCCAAGCAAAAGCTAGTGTATTCCTGCCACAACTGCCAGGTGACCTGGCCCCTCAGTGCGTTGATCAAGCACCTCAATCCTCGGCTCTACAAAGAGTACCTCATGGAGACCTTCAAAGAGAATAATCCTGGGTCACGAAGGATGCATAAGCTACTCGAAACACCTGGTGTTTTTGATCAACCGTTAGAGAGTGGTGAGACAGCACAAAAAACCTTCAAAACTGCTGAATGTATTTCAAAACTACCACTAACACATTTTGCGGTAGAGTATGTTCGTGCGAGAAAGATACCCACCAAAGCCTGGTCACGACTGCTCTTCACTGAACGCTACCGCGATTTCTGTGACGAGGTGTACCCCAAGCATGGCAAGAAACTCGCCAACGACGGTAGACTGGTCATTCCATTCTATGACGCGCATGGGTCGCTGATAGCAGTCAGTGGTCGCGCATTCAATGATACTGGGGTACGCTATATCACCATCAGAACGAATGCTGATGATAGCAAGTTGATCTATGGGTTGGATCATGTTGACCAATCCAAGACTGTCATGGTGGTTGAGGGACCCCTTGATTCCCTATTCCTAGAGAACACAATCGCCTCAGGGGATGCGAACCTTATCTCGGTGACCAAGTGCCTCTCAGCGGCCAAGGTGGTACTGGTATTCGACAATGAGAACCGCAATAAAGAAATCGTCAAGCAAATGGAAGAGGCGATTAAAGAAGGTCACTCAATTGTCATCTGGCCAGAGTGGTTGGTACCCAAGGACATCAACAATATGGTGCTCGCTGGGTACCCCATAGAGGGCATTCGTGACATCATACATAAGAATACATTCTCTGGGCTAACAGCACTAACACACCTGAATTTTTGGAAGCGGTGTTCACAATTCAAAGGGGTATCATCATGAGTGTGAGTGAGGTCAAAGTTCTTGATTATGGTCATGTGAGATTGGTAGACTCTATGGGTTCCGATCTATCCATCGTCCGATCAGCACGAGTGAGCTATAATGCCGCATGGCGCACAGGTGAAGATGAAGGCAAGGATGCCAAGCTCATTCAATACCTCATCAAGAATCGTCATACCACACCATTCGAGTCTGTGACATTCACGTTCGATGTAAAGGCACCGATCTTTGTATTTCGTCAATGGCACCGCCACAGGACATGGGCCTATAACGAGATGTCCGCACGATACACTGAGTTACCTGAAGAGTTTTATATTCCCGAAGCCAAAGAGATCACCACACAATCGACGAGCAACAAGCAAATGAGGACGACTGAGATTCACCCTCAAGGTGATTTCATGCGGCAACTGATGCGCGAAGCAAATGAGAAATCCTTTGTGACGTATCGACAATTACTCGAACTCGGATGCCCACGAGAACTCGCACGATCAGTGTTACCTGTTGCGACCTATTCGCAAATGTTCGGTACCGTCAATCTACATAATCTGTTTCATTTCCTTGGACTCAGAACACACGCACACGCCCAATGGGAAATACGAGCGTATGCTTTAGCGATCCTTGATCTTATCCGGCCTATATGCCCTATTGCTGTTTCGGCATGGGAAGAACTCAATCTTACAAAGAAATAGGACACCATCATGGAGACTCCCGAATTTTCCCCTACTGGATTTTCTCTCAAAATTTTCAAGGACCGTTACGCATTTCACGAAACAGAAACCTGGCCAGAAGCCTGTCAGCGTTTAGCTACACAAATGTCGATTGCTGAGGTCCCTGATAAGCAAGCAATGTATCGTGGAAAATTTTATCACGCTCTCATAGCAAATCTCTTTGTCCCTGGAGGTCGCATATGGGCGAATGCTGGGCGAGCGAATCCTGCATTGCTGAATTGCTTTGTGCTTGATGAAAACAAAGACAGCAAGGAAGGGTGGGGTAGCTCAGCCTACAATATGATCGTCACCTCCATGTCAGGTGGTGGCTGTGGTGATGATTTCTCTGATGTGCGACCCCGTGGTGCCTCAATCGGTGATCAACGCGGTGTGGCTCCTGGTGCTGTGGAACTTATGCGATTGGTGGATGCTGCAGCGCAACCTGTTCGCAATGGTGGGCAGCGACGTGTCGCGCTGATGTTCAGCTTGGACCTCTCACATCCTGATATCGAAGAATTCTTGAATGCCAAATTGACCAAAGGTGAACTCACACATGCCAATGTCTCGGTGCGATCCAAGCACACCAAAGCGTTTATCAAAGCGATCAAAGAGGATGGTGACTGGGAACTCTCATGGAAAGGGAAATACCGCAAGACGATCAAGGCCCGTGCGTTGTGGGATATCATTGTTCGCAATGCGTATAACTCAGCGGAACCTGGGTTCTTGAATTGGGAATTGGTGGCCTCTGAGAATCCTACATACTACTGCACCGAACTGACCACAACCAATCCCTGTGGTGAACAACCACTCAATCGTTTCTCTTCGTGTTGTCTCGGTCATATCGTGCTCTCACGATTCGTCAAAAATGGGGAGATTGACTATCCATCACTGGGTGATACGATTCGCCTGGCTGTGAGATTCCTCGATAACGTGCTGAGTGTGAATCATTTCCCATTGCCTGAGATGAAAATTGTCTCTGACAACATTCGACGCATTGGACTGGGAACCACTGCACTCGCTGATACCCTGGCGATGCTCGGACACCGCTATGGTTCCGAGGAAGGCAATAAGTTCACCGATCACCTCTATCGCTTCATATCAAAAATTGCGTATGAGGCTTCGATTATCCTCGCTGTTGAGAAAGGCGCGTTCCCACTGTGTCACACCGACAAACATGTAGAGTCTGGATTTGTGAAACGAATGCCAGCAAAGATCAAGAGCCTGATTCGTGAGCATGGGATTCGTAACTGCTGCATCCTCACACAGGCACCCACAGGGACCGTGAGTATCCTCAGTGAAAATTGTTCTTCGGGTGTGGAACCCATGTTTGCACCTGCGTATGAGCGCCGCTACTGGGACAATGAGGTACGAAAAATGGAATTGGTGTTCCATCCATTGTTTGAAAAATTTATGACCGATGGCAAGAACGTGGATCATTTCGTGGGTTCACATGACCTCACGGTACGCGATCATCTTGAAGTTCAATCAATCATACAAAAGCATGTGGACTCAGCGGTCTCCAAGACGATCAATATACCGGTTGACTACGACATGCAGGATATGGAAAAATTATGGCTTGAGTACCTTCCACACCTCAAGGGCACCACATTTTATCGAGAGACCACACGAGGGTATGTGAACAAGTCTGGTGATGTGGAGCCACCACCATTGACTGCGATACCTCTCAAGGAAGCCAAAAAGAGATTCAAGGAAACGCACAAGGTTGAAGCTGCTCAGGTATCCGATTGTCCAACGGGGGTATGTCAATTATGAAACTATTTCTTTTCTGTGCTGCATTGCTACTCACCGGGTGCTCAGTGGTCTTTGTGCCCACCTATCATGAGACTGAATTCAATGAGTTGGTCACCATCGCGGCCCAAAGTGCGCGTGGTACTTGTGACGTCGAACAGACCACTAAGCTCTTGGACCTTTCGACACACCTGCTGTACTACACGGAATTACTGCCCAACAATTCGAAGCTACATAGTGGTGTGGTGGAACTCGACGCAAGTGTGCGCGAATTGTTTGAGCATTCGCAACCTGTATCACCAATGTTTTGTTCGCTCAAGCTACGATTGATTAACAAAATGGCACTCACATTAGGTGCCGCAAGTGGAGGGAAACCGTTATGAGTACAGGTCTGA